ATATCTGATATAGCACATTCTGAAGATAAGATAAAGTTTTTGACAGAGTAGAGTTAAGCAAGTTATAAAAAAAGGGGAGAAAGAACTTAATTGTTCTTTCTCCCCTTTTTAGTTTTTTATTCATTAGTATCAAAAATACCATTAACTCTACCGTCACTATCTCTATGCCACGTAGTAGATGTTGAAAAATTATAACCACCTTTTTCTACAGTCATAGTATAACCTATGAAATCAGTACCTCCTTTATTAGGAGTTTTTACTGTACCTATAATTATTAAAGGATTAAAACCATTATTAGGATTATTTAAATCACCTTTAATTCTTAAAGTATTACTACTATCCCATTTTAATCCGGTTTGTTTTTCATAAATATCTATAAATTCTTCTGCATAATAATGTTTATCTTTCATTTTTCTATTGATAAATTATCAATCTTCCGTTGAAGATACCAAATAGCTTTTTTAAGATCTTGTAGTTCTTTATCTGGTTCTTTCTTTCCTGTTCTTGAAATATACTTTACAGTATTTCCAAGATGAAAATCCAGATCCCATGCTTCAATTACTTTAATTGCTTCGTATAAATTAGATTCTCCTCCATAATGTGAAGGATGATTAACTTGTTCCATTTTCTTTTCTATATTCTAATTCTTGTTGATAAAATAGTGTAAATTTACCACCTACTTTATGAAATTCATTATACTTAATACAAGCTTCTACATGAGAAGTTTCCATATCACATAACTTAATAAAATGTAATGGCTCATCACCATTAATACCTCTAGCACCTCTATATAAATGTTGTCTAATTACTTCAAATGAATCATCTGAATATATAGTTTCATCTTTATAATCTGGTTTATCAAACAACCTTCTTGTATAGCTATTTCCCCCATCTACAGCATAATACTGACCATTAGCATCAGTATATTGTTGAAAGTCGTGATGGCTATGACTAATTAATCTTGTACCATCTGGTGTTATTATCTGATTACAGATAATAAATCTTTCTTCATTTTCCATTATTTTATATTTTTTAAAGGGTAACTATTGAGAATTGAATTTTTATCTACTACTACATCACAATATTCTGATCCAGTATTACCTTCCCAAATATTTTTAGTTGTAGCTTTTCCACTAGCAGCTTTTAATGCTGCTTCAACGTGAATTTTTGCAAATGATACTAATGAATTTTTAATTACATTAAAATTTTTCTCATGTAATCCTTCATTACCATCAAAAACATGAATATTTCTTGATTTTAGAAATTCTTCTGCACTTGGTATTTTATTTTCCATCTTTTCTTTCTTTAATAAAATCTTCCCATAACTCATTGGTATCTTTACCATATACAAAGCCTGTTAAAGTCCACATTTTAAAAACACAATAAATAGCAAATTGAATAGCTATTTTTTTAGTCATTGGATTTATAAGTTCTTCTGTATTATTTTCAGCCATTATTATTTATTTAAATAAAAGGGGAAAGATCACTCTCTCCCCTTTTGATTATATATTCTCGTATTTACCACCTTCAAGATATTCTAAGAAATTATCTATTTTATAGTTAACTCTTTTATCTATCTTTTCAGAATTATAAAGTCTTTTTACAAGTTCTAATCTTATAATACAATCGCCTATTTCATCAATAACTTCTTGATCTTTAGTCTTATTAGGTTTTAATACCTGTTGAGTAAGAGCTAATGCAAGTTCTTGAAATTCTTCAGATGCTTTTAATTTATTATAATCAAGATTATTCTTTTTAAGAAGTATTTCTACAATATCATTTAATCTTTTTTCTGTTGTTTCTATCATTTAATTATTTATATATTCATCCAAGTAGAGTTCAAAAAAAGTCATACATAGTTCTTTGTTTCTTAATCTACTTCTATGCATACTTATTTCTATCTCAAAACCAATGTCATAACAACTAAGAATAGCACCAGTATAAATTCCTAAAGATTGATTGCCTTTCTTTTCTTCTTTCCAGACTATCTGTTTTCTGTATATGTCTTTTATTTCTTCAATGTTCATCACTGTTATTAAAATTATTACTTACCAATGTACACATTTTTATAAAATAATCTTGATTATATATTCTTTTCATCATATTTATATCTTTATGGACCCATTGAACATTACCTTCAATATATCCCTTAGTGTTATCTATTCTATCTAATGAAGCAGTATTATAATCAGTTTTATCATTTATAAAAATAAGAATATTACTTAAAACACATCGTTTATTTTGCTTAATATATAAATCATATGCGTATTTTGGAGTTATAGAAACAATTTTTTCTTTTCTATATTTTCCATTACTTGCTCTAATTATATGATTGCACCACCAATTTCCAGAAATATCTTCATTACCAGAAAACAAAGGATGATCTTTACCCTTTTTTGATTTACATCCACAATGCGTTATATTAAGTCTTCTTAAATGTGAGCCGTTTGCAATATGATCATTACCACAAACGCACTCACATAAGAATTTTATATGTCCATTATGATCTTTTGAATGCTCTCCTTTAACAATTAATTCCCCATATTTATTACCTATCATTTCTAATTTTTTCATACTTTACATTTTTAAAATGCAATATACGAAATAAAATGTGAAATGTCAAGCTTTTAATGTTAAATAATTGTTAAATTTTTAAATGGAACACTGCCCACCGGCACAAGCAATAGCTCCAAGAGTATCAATATCCATAAAGGAAGGTTTAGTTAGTATTTTAGTAAAATCTACAACTTCAAAAGATCTTTGAATAGTATTCCACTTATGAAGTAAATGCACATCTTTCATACAATAAACCATTTGTTGAAGATTATCATTAAAATAATTATGAGCAAACTTTTTAGCTCTTCTTACCCAATCTTTCTTTAATAAAACTTGTGTTCTATCACCAGTAAACTTCAAATCTTTATTGAGAATATGACGGGTAGCACTCCACAAGTCATTATTGAAATAATGCAAACCATCAACAATAAGACCTGACATAAAAACTGTACCTTCTCCATATTTATCAAATATTTCTTTAGTTGTTAATACTGAAGTAAAAGGAGCCTGTTCATAATCTTTATCGCCAAACATTGATAGAAAAGATACAGCAGTAAAATTATTTTGATTATCAAAGATATAATCTACTATTTCTTGTTCATTATCAATAATAACAGTATTACTTACATTATGTTCAGATAAAGGATTGTAACATAGTTCTTCTCTTTTACCTTGTTTTACCCAAGAATTCTGTACAAGTTCAATAAGTTTAAGATGTTTAACACCTTGCATATCATCTTTATACATAGTACCTTTAACATTCTCACAAGGAGAATATACTACATAATCACTTTTGGTATTAGACCAAGCTGATTCTTCTAACATTTCTGGTCTATTAATTTCCATCCATTTAGCAGTTTCACTTTCTTTATTAAGCTGCATTATACGGAAATATCTTTCAGAATGTTCTGGATGAATACCAGAAGCTGTTTGAAGTATTACAGAAGCATTACCTGAAGGTTTAACAACTGTTGTTCTTGCAGCAACATTTATACCAAGTATATTTGCTGCATAAAGATTATTAGCTTTCACTACATCGGCTCCAGCTCTAAGTATATTTTCATTAAATAGTTCTGGTCTTGTCATCCATCCAGTAATAGAAACTCCTAATAAGGCTTCTCCTGCCACTATTTCTTCTGTTTGCTTACCTAGATATGGAAAAGTTGTATATCCTGCCTGTAATGTACCTAAAATAGCTGCCACAGCACATATTTGATAAAACATATCTTCACTAAAATTACCATCTTCATCTACACAAGCTGAAGCATTAATTTCATTAAGATTACAAAACTGAAATACAGATTCGTTTCTATTTTTTATCTGCTTATAAAAATTGAATCCCACTTCAAAACAAGGATTAAAAATTTCATCTTCATGTTTCATGAATACAAAACCAAGATCGTTATCTCCTTGATTCAAATTTACAATTTCTTGAAATTTCTCTTTAGTAAATGAATGTTTGATAAGTCCTACTGAGTTATTGCTTCTTGCTCTTTGTGGTTCATTAGTTCTCCAATTACCCATTTTAGCATTCATCATTTCAGTATCGTCTTCATCAATGATAACATTCATTGCTGATCTTCTAACACCTCCTGATAGTACAGCATCTGATAAGTGCATAAAAATATCATAAGCTATAATAGATTTAAATGGATAGCAATCCATATCTTTTAAACCTTTATCTAATAATGCTTCTATTCTTTCTAAAGATTGTTTAAGTCCTTGTGGACCCGGTGCTTGAAATCCTCCAGTAATAAAAGAACCTTTAAGACGAATTTGAGAATAATCAAATCTAATTTTATGACCAAAATATTCTTCTTGTAAAGATGGATGTGAACAGTAAGAACTCATAAGAACATTTACAGCTTTTGCCCAACCTTCAATAGAATCTTCAATAACATAAGTTTTAGTATCAGCAGATCTTCTATATATTAAAGGCAATTGAGATATAAATTTATTTTTTAATGATACTCCTAAACCTGTACCAGAAAGTAACACAAAAAAACCTTTATCAAATACATCAGGAGAATAACAATAAGTTGTACAACAATTGTAAAGTTTACAATTATTTTTTAATATCAATTCTTCTCTGAACTGTAAATTCCTTTGCGATGCAAGCATCATTTTATTATGATAATAAGGTCTTACTTGATCTATTAAAGGTCTTGCAACTTCTCCATATTTCATTATGTGAGTATTAAGAACTTTATCACAAGCTTCTTCCCATGTTTCATACCTAACCAATGTTTCATCATACTTTAGATAATCAGTATAAAGTTTTAAATCAGATATAAACTGTTTACCTTTATCACTCATTAACTGGTGAAACTCTTTTTCCATCTACACTACTATGTTTATTATGAAAATAATCAATATGAAATTGATTATCTATTATTTCCATTGTTTCATTATAAGTTAAGGATAGGCTTTTACACCTATTCCTTAACTTAATTAACTCTTCATTATTCTGCCAATATCCAAAAGTATCACTTATAATAGTTTCAGACATTGTTAATTATTTTATTCATCATTTACTTCTTTTGTAAATTTATAATCTCCATAATATAAAGATCCAGATAAACATATTTTAACATTATCTTTACGATAATATTCCAAAAAATCTACTTCCCACCCATTAATATCTGAAAAATCTCTATCGGCTTCATAACCTAATTCTTCAAACATATCTTCATATTCTACTAAAGGTTTTATATCAGTACTAAATTCTCCTGTACCCGATTCTAACCATTCTTTAAATTCATCTGTTATCATTACAAATCATTTATTGATTCTTCTTCTACACTCTCAGTAACTACCATATTAAGACCTTCTGCGTGTAACTCCAATGCTTCTTTACATACAGAGTAAGTTTCTTCATTATCAAATATAGCTACTAATTCAGCCCACTTACCATCAGGATTTATACCATCTTTGGTTGATTCAAAATATACTTTTACCATTTAATTAGCTTCTTCAAGGTCAATTTTTCCATTATCTTTGATGATCCCTTCAAGAACTTTAAAATAGTAGAGTTTTTCCTTTAAGATAATAGGTGTCATAGAACCATTTTCTATTCTTACACAGATACCTTCTTTGATATGTTGTGGGAATACAATTGATGGTTCATCTCTCATTTCTGAAAAGAACATCTCCACTGTTTCATTTGTCCATAGTGAAGTAGCTACTTTTGACATATAAGTAGGACAGGTTTTAACACCAAGTCTTTCACATCTATTTTGAACTTGTTTCCAAGAGTAATCAATAGATTTTCCATCTTCATTCGTCATAGTAATACGATAAACATAAACTTCATATTGACCTTTTTCAAGACCATAATGGAATTCTGTTGTATTACCATACTTTTGAATAAAAGCTTTATATTCATCTTTTTCCATAAAAGGTTTTAATTTCTCATTGGAAGCAGAATTCATAATAGGACTTCCAGTTGGTTCATACCCTACAATTTCCGCATACACGGTTTCCCCCTTATGAAGTTTACCCTCAAAGTATTCTCTGGCACTTAATGACCAAATATCAGTATCATGATAACCTTCATCAGTGATAATTTTTTCTCCAACAGATTTGACAACTCTACGAGAACCTATCACAAATTTATATTCAGATCTCTTCTTAGTGAGGTCTCCGAATATTTTCAATTTTGTGATCCATTTATTAATCAATGAAGTATCATCTACAAATACTGGAAGATAACCTGCTCTCATACTTGATCCATGTAACTTTTCAGTTACAATTACAAGATCACCTTCTTTGATCTTATCCATATTCTTAGACAATTGATCAGTATCAATATGTTCTTTGAATGTAGGTACAAGATTCTTCTTTACAGCTTTCTGTTGATTCTGTGATTTTCTTGTCTCTTCACTGATATACTTGTTACAAATAGGAATATTATTATAAGAATCTAATTCTTCACCTTCATATAATCCGTTCATATAACCTGTAAATTCAAGACTATTTGTAGGAATGAACATTGCTGAACATTTTACTCCTCTTAATTTGATAGGTCTTATTCTTCTATTCTCTTCAAGATAACCGGTAACTTCTTTATTGACATTCAATTCAGCATGTCTGTAAAGATTATTATTACTTGCAAACTCATGTGACAGTTGAGTATCACAATCAAATAGAAGTCCAAGTGTACCTTCTTTATTATCAATACCTGTTATCACTGTTTCGTTAAACATAGTACTTTGTACTATACGATCAGCTCCTTCTATGGGAGTTATACCTTTTAATCGGCATACATATGCTTTTCCACTCATTTAATTTGTATTTTGATTATGATGATCTACTACAGTAATTGGAATACCTTTCATTATATCAATAATTTCATCAAAATGATAAGGATATAAATTATTGGTATCCACGCCAACATCCATACTTCTTCCAATACCTTTAAGAGATCCGTGAGAATGCCCAAATAAATGAATATTTCCGTGGTGCGACCCGTCCCAAACCCGATGAGAATAATGTGATAAGAAGAAATTAGTCTTACCATATTTTCCAGAGATCTGAGAATCTATTTTCAATCCAAACTGTACTCTGTAGTTTATAGAACTGAACAGTTCTTGATAAGGACTACCTTTCTTTTCAATATGTTGATCGTGATTTCCAAGTATCAAATGAATATTCTTACAATCAAGTCTTTCTCGAAAAGTTCTGATATTCTCATGTCCACCAAACGAAAAATCTCCCAAATGATAAAGAGTATCGTTCTCTTTTACCAATCCATTTATAGAAGATATGAGAGCTTCATTATGCTCTTCAAGAGTATCAAAATCTCTTGTCTTCTGATGTGAAGAACCTTCTTGAAAGTTCTCCCAAGAAGTTGTACCCCTTACAATATTCTTATGATTGTAATGAGTTACGTGTCCGAGGTAAACCATACATTATGGCTTATCCCCGGACTTACTATATTTAAATTGTTCATTATTTTTTAGTTTTAATTGTTTATCATAGAATCGTTTAATGACATCTTCACCTACTTTCATATCAGTTCTTTCAGAATCCCTTCTGATACATTCTTCTAAAGGAACATCAAAGAAATCTTTGAATTCAATATCATATGCAATAGCATATCTCCAAGTAGAGGATAAAGATTTTTTCAATTGAAGATTAGTAGCATCAAGAATTACATCATAACCCATAAGTAAAGAATGAACTACAATATCTCTTTCAAGTTTAGTAACAAGATGTTCTCTTGTTGGAACCCAATATTTACCTAACATATTACGAATATCATCTCTATTTACTCTTACTCTTTTTGTAGATTCTTCTAATACCCATTGTTTAGAGTATGTGCTTTTTCCAGATCCTGTTTAAGGGATCCCTCTACAAATAACAAGACGACACGTGTTATTCGAGGAGGGATCCATATTTTGTTTTGAATTTGATTTCATATCTATTTAAAAATTTAATTTTATTTTCTTTATAAAGACTAATAATTTCTTCAGTTGATAATTTTTCAATTTCTACAAAACTGAATTCTAAATTATTAGCTTTACAAAATACTTCAGCAGCTTCTTTTTTACAAGTATTTTCAACAGTTGTCCATAACTTTTTAGGTTTACATTCAATTAAATATTTGTTATCAACTAAAAAATCTGCTCTATACGTTCTACTTACTTCTCCAATTTTGTAATTGATAGTTAACTCTTTACATTCCGCAGTTTTCCAAATTGAATTATTCTTTTCAATTACTTTAATCACATAAGAAAGTTCTAACAAACTTCTAAAATACCAATTTTTATACCATCCAGACCAACCGTTTCCTGCACCTGTAGGAGATGGTTTACCATACATGCTATTTTTGGATCCTTTATTATTAAAGGACTGTTTCTTTTTATGAAAAGTTAACTTTAAATCAGCCTGTTGTTTTCCATAATTAGTAACCCAACAATCATAAAAAGATTTAGTATTAATAGTTTGACAACCTTTTTTAAATTGACCAGAGTTGGTCATACATTTTTTACAGGAAGTATTATCTTTCTCAGCTTTAGTTCTATCACTTTTGTGATTATAACTAATCTCTCCTAAACATTTTGGACAATTTCTATAATATTTCATAAGTTCTTTTTATATATTATACGAATATATAATGTATAAGGTTACAATATCTCAACCGGGTATGCCTCTACATATTATAAGTTTAACATTCATAATTCATCATAATTTAAAAATCTTGGTGTAAATCCTCCTTGGAATGAGCCGGGAAAAGGTATCATATTATCTCCAACTTGATCAACAGTATAATGTTCTTTAATTTTTTGATACCAGTTTCTTTCAGCTTCATCAATTCTAAAACTACCGGGTATTACCATTATATGATAACCACCTCTTGTTTCAAGTATATCATATCCGTGTGGAGGTAATATTGTTTTCAGATATGATAAATCAATATTTTTACTATCAATATCAAAATCAACATATACATTTCTTGATCTACTTTTTTGTACAGCACTAATAGCTTCGGCATTTATATTATATCCTTTACCTTGACATTCTTGAATATCAATAAGTTTTTTCATTAAAGAAAACATCCCTTTTCTCTGACACCTTGGATTAGGATTTATATATAACGCTAACGCTTCCTGCGGTACAGCATCCCCATCTTTTGTAAGATAATTCCCATAAGCAGTTTCAAGCTGTTTAATTTTATTAAACATATACTCTTTATTACTAAGAAATCTTTTTAATTGAGATTTATCAGTTTTAATATGAGGAAATTTATTTGATCCATCATCATTTTTAGCATATTTACTTCTGGCAAATAGACATAAATAATATATTTCACCTTCTGAAAGTATTGGTAAAGAATTAATGAAATCTTTAGTTATTTTTTCATCGTTAATTATAGTATAGTTCATTTTACGAATTATTAGTTA